CCCGCGCTTCGATAGCGGCAAGGGCGGCGGAGGTGGCTGATTTGGTGATTACATAAACGCTGTCTTCACCCGGTTCATGCCCGCAGTGATATCCGTGCAGCACCGGCTGGTAAGTCTCTCTGGCAAATAGCCCAAGTTTTTCACCAAACTCCTGAATATCTCCGCCACACCACGAACTGCCTTGACCTGCGATATTGAAACCTTCAGTCACAAATGCCATGAGTTGTTCGTTACGCACAGCCAGCGCATCGCGCTCAGCCTTCAGGGCTTCATAGCTCATCGGTACTGGCTTATCAGTTTTTATATCTTGATTTACAAGGTTATTTTTCATTATCAAACCCTTATCTGTGTGTTCGTTGTTTCAGTTCTTCCAGCTCTTTGCAGTCGAAGCAAAGGCGGACACCTGGCACGTTTCTGCGTCGTGCTTCTGGAATTGGTTCGCCGCACTCGTCGCATTCATGCGCCGCCGGCAGTGTTGTTTTTTTGGTTGCTGCATCGAGCTGCGCTTTCAGGTACATCTCTGCGCGTTCGTTGGCCTGGTCGATGTTGTCCATGGTTAAAACTCCTCTTCCTGCCAGCCGCCACCTGCTTTCTTGCTTTTGGCCTTTAGCGCTACAAATTTGAACGGGTACATATCTGCGGCGACTTTGATTTTTACCCTGGCGTCGTCAGTCCAAAACCCTTTAACTTCGTGCATTTCCATGGTTCCGTCGGCGCGCATTACTGCGAAATCCGGCGTGTAAAACGTGTTATCTGCCAGGCGGAACTTTACGCCTTCAAATTTGAACCAAGCGATCAGCCCTGCTGATTTCAGCATCGCTAGGTCAACGCAATATGCTTGCTCGGTGTTATTCATCTGCCCGGCTTTAAGTCGACCCAGAGCAAATGATGGGTTTGCACTTCGCTTCACTGCTGGCTCCTTAAATCACCATTTAGGTAATCATTACCAATTAGGTAATTATTTGCAACTAAAAAATAGCGATTGCTCTCACAATTCGCACATGCGCTAAAACTCTCTGTACGGGCCGTGGTTAAGATTTACCTCTCAACCCATCTCGTTATATGCCTAAGTGTCACTTAATGGATTCTGCCCACCGTAGCCGTAAGAATTTCAGCATTTCAATTCGTATTTGGTTTACCGCTACGCAATCGCTTGAGCATTTCCATTGCCGCTGAGTGTCCCGCTCCCGGTGTCCCTCGCTTCATCTCAGAGGCTTTTTCTGACAGTAACGGCACTGGCTTTGGTATTTCCTCCCCTGCTCTGACTTTCTCAGCCCAGCGCTTAAGGTGTTTATCGGCACGGCGCTCTAACTCCACTTCGCTTAGGTTCTTCTGGATCATTTCCCTACGCAGATCGCAAATCACCCAGTACAGAACATCATGGCGCCACGGATAAGTTTCCGCGCAGCTATGCAGATACTTGCTCCGGTTGTACTTGCGAAACTCTTCCATCACATCGTCTACAGTCAGACCAAATATGTTTGCCGATGATTGGCTAACGATCGCCATGAAATCAGCCAGGTCTGGTGCATAGCTATTGCCATCCCAGCAGCGTTGAACACATGCGGCTATCGCCTGCTGGATCTGTTGGTCAGTGAGCGCTGTAATCGCCTGCTTCCAAAGTAACGACGGTGCCCTGCCGTTCTTCGCTGTCCACCGGTCCGAATAGATCTCCATCATTCTCATCCAGAATTTTGCGTATCTGGCCTTCGCTAAGTCCGTCTGCTCGCAGTTGCTCTGTGAGTGCTGCGTATACCCCTTCGGCGGCGTTCCCGCGCCAATGTCCAGTTGTCCCATCAGGTCGCTTACCTGTTTCATGGTTTTTTACTCCTGTCGTTTTACGGGCGCGGCTCATGAGCACGCTACGTGCAAGTTTCTGTTCCCACTGCGCTTGGTGGAACGCCTTTCCCTCAGGCTCCCAGAAGCCGATAAATTCCTGCAGTTCCTCCGGCGTCACCGGTTCGGCGATCTTCATCCCCCAGGTAGCAGCCATGCGTTGGAATTCGGTTCCGGGTTGCCAACCGTTTTTCATGGTGAACTTGCCAAAGTTATTCCCGTTCATTGGGAACGGTGGCGGCTCGTCTTTCGGGGGATCACCCGGCGGTGAATCTTTCGCTCTCGCGTTAGAGTGGGGTTTATCTTTTAGATCTTCTCTTCTCTTCTCTTCTCTGGTCGTCATTTTGTCCGTTTGTGATGCGGACATTTTGCGGACGTTCCTTTTTCGTGCTGCATCCTGTGCGCGACGCTTTGCAGATTGCCCGTTATGCTCGTCAAATCTGGGCATTACGAGGTTTTCTCCGTCAACTTCCAGCCAGCCTACAGCCATCATTGCTCGTGAAAATCCGGGAAATCCGATCATGTCATCGAGCGTTTCAGGACTGTAGCCGTCAAGGAAACCGTCAACAGAATGGACATCGAAAAGACACCATGCGGAATGTAGTCCGCCAACTATCCGAAGTCTGTCCGCTTTCAATGCGGACGCCATGCGGACAATTTTCGGATGCGTATGGAGGTCTGAGCGCATCTTGATCCAGTCACCGGCCATCAGCGCACCTCCGCGACTTTTGCCCTAGCTTCATGGATCATCTTTTTGATGTGCTTACGGTAGACGGAAGAATGTTGCGCGGAACACTCGACGCATACCCCGTTACTCGTAAAGCGCTCAGAGTAGTGACCATTACGGCAAGGTTTACCAGTATAGAACCGGAGTTGACCGAGATTTATGGCCTCGGCCCGGGTAACAATTTTCATTCATAGGCCTCTTTTACTGTCGTCAGTGATGTAAGAATGCACGCAAAGCAAAAATAGATCAACCATAAATGGATTTTTATTACCAACCTGCGAGACCAATAAAAAAGGGCCGCATAAGCGACCCTGGTTTCGGTGAGGGTGGATCAGTAGAAGAACGAGACCAACTGCGGTTTTGTCAGTTCAGGCTTGCGTTTCTTACACGCCTTAAATAGCTGATCCATTAACTTTTTCTTTGGCATGCGCGTGCGGCGCTGCGTATGCGTCATGATGTAGTGTGCGGTTGTCCCGGCCTCTTCTGCAAACACATCGCGCTCGTCTTTGCTCATCGCCAGCCAGAACTGCTTGAAGTTGAATGGCTCCATTGTGCTGCCTCATTTCTGGAATTTATCGTGCAGATAATTACCTAAATGGTGCAATTAGGCAAATTTATTACCTTTTAGGTTCGTTTACCATTAAGGTAATTTTGTTTTAAATACAGGCAGCAAACAATTCAACGGACTGTGTAACACACTATGAAAAGCATTAACGACATCCGCCGCGAGAACCTCCGCGACATCATTAACCGTGATTTTGACGGCCGCCAGGTACGTCTTGCCGAACGGCTGGATATTAATGCCAACGTGATCAGCCGTTGGCTGAAGCCGCCTACAGATAAGAACCATAAAGGCATTGGTGACAGTGTGGCCCGCAAGATAGAGGTTGCGGCCAATAAACCTAAATTCTGGCTCGACCGCGACCACATGATGGCCCTGGCCGCCGGTGCGGAGCCTGCACAGGAAGAGACCGAAATTGGCGATATTGTTGCCAGTAACCTTGAGCTGTGGATGAGCAACAACCGCGAGCTGTCCAGCCAGGCTAAAGTTGGTACCGCTGCTGGTGTCGGCCAGTCTACGGTTAACCGAGTGCTGAGCCGCGAAGGCAATATCACCATCAACAGCCTGGAGGCGATTGCCGGTGCGTTCGGCCGCCGCGGCTATGAGCTGCTGCTGAAGCCAAAGGACCCTACCCTGATTAACTATGATCGATCACAGTTTGCGCAGTTGTCCGCAGAGGACAAGGCCAAGATCGAATCGTTTATTGAATTCGTGATGCAGCAGGCCCGGCAATGACAGAGAAAAAATCCTACAACCTGGCTAACCTCGATAAAGAGGACATGGACAAAGTAAACGTTGACCTTGCGGCGTCAGGTGTTGCGTACAAAGAGCGCATGAACCAGCCTGTTATCGCCGAGCAAGTGGAACGAGATCAGCCCGAACACCTGCGAGATTATTTCCGTGAACGCGTGGCGCATTACCGGGAAGTAAGCAAAAGATTACCAACTGGTTCAGCACCGGTTTACCTACAAATGGCCGAAGCCAACGGCAAGAAGTAACTCCCATCTCCTTTTCTTCCAATAAGTTACCGCTATGTGGCGGTTAACCACGCATACAATAATTACCTTTTTGGTAACTTTTCCTATTGCTGACTATTGACGAGCACCTTTTTATGGGTAATTATTACCTCAAGAAGTTACCAATCTGGTAATGATGCTCTTTAACAATCAGACAGGAATTGAGGCACCGCGATGATGCGGTGACATTGCCGGGTATTCCGTGCATAACCACGCCCTTAATAGTTACCAAAACGGTAATAACAAGGAACCAAAGATGATCTCTCAAACCATCAACGGGATTTACTGCGTGACCGTCTGCGGCTGTGTCAGTTGGCGGTTTGCAGATTTCCAAGAGGCCCTGCACTGGGCATTTACAACACGTGTCGCTCTGGACGCGGCCAGTCAATTAGAGGTTGCACACAGATGAGCAAACAAACAGGTGGGCAAGCTTTCCCACGCCAGCAGTGGGAATACGATGGACAAAACAACATCCTGCAGTATCAAGAGGAAGGGATGACGTTGCGCGATTACTTCGCTGCAAAAGTCATGGCCGGAGTCCAATCAAACCCTGAGTTGACCTCATGGGCCGCCGGGAAATATGCAGATTATGCATATGAAGTAGCCGACGCCATGCTGAAAGCGAGAGGTAAGTAGCCATGAACGCACAACAGGCTATCGATATTGAAAAAATCGTTGCCAGCTTCAACGAGCAGGACAACGAAGCGATTTATGCAGAGGTTGAGGCGCTGGATAAGAAAGTACCTCTGCATGCATTCACAGCGATGATCAAACCCTACCTGCCAGCCGACACCGATGCGGAAGTGTTGGAACTCGGAACCGATTCAACCGAGTACCAAGAGTTGGCTAGCGCGGCGATCTGGGATTGCCTGACGGAACTGGTGAAGCGCCAGCGTGCAGCGGAGATTTACCGCCGAAGCCACCAGTTCGATGAGGTGGCGTGATGTCAGGAAAAACAGAGGAAGTAACCTGCAAATGTTGCCCTGATAAGTTCACCGCTCGCGTTGCTGACCGTAAACGCGGTTGGGCACAGTTCTGCAGCAAATCATGCGCGGCCTATTGGAAAGCCTACGGCAAGCGCCGCCGTCATCAGTCTGTAGAGATGCGGGAAGCAGCATTAACACGAAATAACATTGAGCGCATACAGCGCGAGGAGTCACGTGGAGAACCTCACGAATTTGTATATGTGAATGGCTTCGGCCCATGGGACGACCACAAGGATCATTTATGAAAACAGGCATCTATCACGACATATCTAACGAGGATTACCACGCCGGGGACGGCGTGAGTAAGTCCCAGCTTGATCTGATCGCCAAGAACCCGGCTCTGTTGCAATGGATTAAGTCGGCTCCGGTCGACACTGAAAAGCTGAAGGCACTGGATATGGGAACCGCCCTGCACTGCATTTTGCTGGAGCCGGACGAGTTTAAAAAACGGTTCATCGTCGCGCCGGAGTTCAACCGGCGCACCACGGTAGGAAAGGAATCAGAAGCCGCGTTCCTGAAGGACTGCGAGCACACCGGCAAAACGGTTATGGACGCTGAGCAAGGCAGAAAGCTGAACCTGATGCGCGATAGCGCGATGGCCCACCCGGCGGCACGCTGGTTACTGGAAACTGAAGGCCATTGCGAATCGTCATTCTACTGGACTGACCCGGAAACCGGAGAGTTGTGCCGGTGCCGGCCTGACAGGTACCTGAGTGATCACCCGGTGATTGTGGACGTGAAGAAGGTTGCAGACATGGACCGATTCGCGCGCCATATCGAGGAATTCCGCTACCACGTTCAGGATGCCATGTACCGCGATGGCTTCCAGCAGGTGACTGGCGAAACTCCCGGATTTTTCTTCCTGGCCGTCAGCGAGACGATCGACTGCGGCCGCTACCCGGTACGCGTTTTTGAACTCGACGCAGCAGATGTAGACGAGGGCCACCGACTCTACCGCCGGGATCTGAATACCTATCACCAATGCCGTACCACCAATGACTGGGGCGGTGTCGAAAAAATCCAGCGCCCGGCATGGGCCAGAAAACAGGATCAATACGCATGAGCAACGACATTATCACCGTGGGAAACCACGACGTAACCGACACGGCCACCGCAATTTTTAGCCCATCAGGACTTCGTCAGTTGCAGCAATTCGCTGAAGTAATGGCTCAGAGTGTGCAGACGCTGCCAAAACATCTTGCAGGAAAGCCAGCAGATTGCATGGCTGTGGCAATGCAGGCGGCACAGTGGGGAATGAACCCGTTTGCAGTAGCCCAAAAAACCCACTTGGTAAACGGCACTCTTGGCTACGAAGCCCAGTTAGTTAACGCGGTAGTAACCAGTTCTCGCGCCGTACAAGGTCGGTTCAAGTACGAATACGGCGGCGACTGGGACGCATACATGTTGCACCCTGATAAGCAGCATGAAGCCGGGTTATTCATTCGTGTAGGCGCAGTGATCCGCGGTGAAACAGAAATCACCTGGGGCGAACCAGTCTACCTGGCCCCTATCACCACGCGAAATTCACCACTTTGGAAAACAGCGCCGAAACAGCAGATCGCCTACCTTGCCGTTAAATATTGGGCGCGTCTCTACTGCCCTGAAGTGATTCTCGGCGTGTACACACCCGATGAATTTGACGCACCACCACCACGTGCTGAACGTGATGTAACACCACCGGCTACAAGCGCCGCCGGGCTGAACAGCCTGATCAACTCTAAGCCAGCAGAAAAGGAAATTAAAACGGTTAATCAGGACGAGCGATCACCTGACGATCTGCTGGCTGCATTTACCGAAGCGGCCACGAAAGCGGCCAGCGTGGAGGAGTTGGACAAGGCCTATAAATACGGCGCCCACGTTCTGGCCAGCCATGAAGAACACCTGCAGTTGGCCACCGACGTTTACAACGTTCGGCGCGACGAAATGAACGAAGTCCCTATGTAACCCACCGCCGCGGGGCTTCGGCCCCGCCAAAGGAGTAACCATGAAAGCAGCAATTCGAAAACAACAGCTCCTGGTGATGGTACCGATGTCGGAATCGCAGATCACCAAGCTGGAGAAAGCCGGCGAGTTCCCGCAGAGGTTCGCGCTAACCAACCGTACGGTAGCCTGGAACCGCGATGAAGTTGAAGCATGGCTGGATAAACAGCAGGCAGAAAATACTGGGCGCACGCCGGACCATATTCCCGATGTTCGCCAGCGTAAACACCGGCCAGTTCAGGAGCGTGCAGCATGAATATTAAACGGCACCTGATGCGTAATGCATGGGCCTATATGTTGGCTGGCTTGTTCGTGTTTTGGTTTTTATCGATCGGACTGACCGTGCTGGTTGTGAAATTATCGGAGGTGATCAGTGGGTGAACGACAGTACGATCTGATAATGGCTGATCCGCCGTGGAGCTACGGCAACAAGATTAGTAACGGCGCCGCCGGCAACCACTACAGCACAATGACGCTGCAGGACTTGAAACGGCTGCCGGTCTGGTCAATAGCCGCTGAAAACAGTGTTCTCGCCATGTGGTACACCGGCACCCACGCGGAACAGGCAAAGGAGCTGGCTACTGCCTGGGGATTCGACGTCCGGCAGATGTTCCTTTTCACCTGGGTGAAGTTCAACGAACTGGCCGAGCGCACCATCAACGCTGCGATCGAGGATGGGCTGGTCGACTTTTACGACTTCCTCGACCTGCTTAATGGCGTAACCAGGATGAACCCGGGCAACTACAGTCGCGGCAACCAAGAATCAATGCTCGTTGCTGTGCGCGGTTCCGGACTCGAGCGCCGGGATGCATCGGTGAAACAGGTGATTTACGCACCAATCACTCAGCATAGCGCTAAACCATGGGAGGCCCGCCACCGGCTCGAAAGGCTTTATGGTGACGTGTCACGAATCGAACTTTTCAGCAGAGGTGACGCTCCAGGTTGGCATCACTGGGGCAACGAATGCCCGCACAATGACGTTGAGCTGCTCCCCGGCGGATTCACTACACCTCAACCAGTGAGGATCGCATCATGAAATATAACCGCGACCACGTTATGCAGATCGTGAAGGAACACGAAAACGTTGGGCATGCCCAGATCAAAGAGCTGTATGAGAAAGAACACAAGCCAATATCGGCACATGCACTCAGCCGTGCACTGGCCACACTGGTTGATTACCAGCTTATCGAGCGAAAGCTTCACGGAAACCAGCCGTGCACATACACGTTTATCGGGGGGAAGAGCCGGTTTTCTCAAAGCCCAAAGATAGCTTTCTTTGATCGGTGCCTGGCATCAGTAGGAGCGAGAACATGATCGCTTTACTTCTCTCACTTGCAGCCGGCTACATATTCGTGGCCGGATACATCGTAGGGTTTTACGAGCGTGAAAATTATGGCGGCGCCACCTGGTTTGATTGGCTATTCGCCGCGCTTTGGCTTCCGTTTGTTCTGTCCTATCTGTCATCGGCACTGGCCAAAAAAGTACTCGGCGAATCCGATTAGCCTTTCTCCTTCTCCGCCTCTATCCACATATCAACCATATTGGCCCACTGCTGCAGCATATCCCGGCGCTGTTCGGCGTACTCCGCTTTGTTGTACACCGCACGCACGCCGCGCTGCTCATGGGCCAAACACTTCTCTATCCAATCCGAATTAAACCCTTCTTCATGCAGTATCGTGCTGGCAGTTCGGCGCAGGTCGTGCACAGTGAAATGCTCAATATCCCCACCGGACTCACGTATCTTCTCGTTAGTAGCATTGATCACACGGTTAAGCGCTGAGTTTGACATAGGCTTTCGCGGGTTATACCTGGCCGGCAGTATGTAGTCGGATCCGCATGCAGATACTTGCAACGCTACCATAATATCGAGCGCCTGCTGGGAGAGATAAACGACATGGGGGCGCGATGCCTTCATTCGCTCCGCCGGTATCGTCCAACGTGCCGAGCCAAAATCGACTTCTTTCCAGGTTGCTTCTGTCAGTTCTCCCTTGCGGACCATAGTGATCAGTATCAACTTGATAGCAAGCTTCAACGATGATGCGGCTCCTGTGGCGTTCAAGGCATTGAAGAAGCGACCGATCTCATGTGGTTCAAGCGCTCGCTCACGCTCATCAAAGGTGGCAATGCTCGATGCCTTGATGTTTGCTGCTGGGTTGGGCACGGAGTGTCCACGGTCAATGGCATGAGTGAATACAGCGCCGACAATCTCACGCACCTGGATCGCCGTCGCCCTGGCGCCGCGGTCGACTATCTTGTCGCACAATGATCTGAGCATTGGGGTGGTTATTTCATGCAAAAGCTTTTTACCCAGCGTCGGCAAAATATCCCTGTCTATCACCGCCTGTTTCATTGCCCGCGTACTATCAGCCAGGCGGACGTGCTTCATATACGCGACGGTATAATCGGCAAAATTATCTGCCCCTTTTATCTGCATGATACCGTCACGCTTTATCGCAGCCGGTGACTGACCTGCCTCTACCATCTTTTTGGCGGTATTGAGTTCATCCCTGGCCTCGGCCAATGTGATACCGTCAGCACCATAACGCCCGATCGTTAACGTCTCACGACGCCCGTTTAATCGGTAGTCATATCGGAACGAGATAGAGCCGCTCGGTTGCACGGCAACATAGAGGCCGTCGCGATCGGTAACCTTGTAGAGTTTCTCTCTCGGCTTTAAGTTTTTCAGTTTCGTATCGGTGAGCATATCGGCAACTCTCAGCTGTGATGGATACCGTCAAAAATTACCAAAGTGGTGTCGGACGGATTAACAGGAGAGTACAGCGAAAGGTGATATACCGTCAAAGGTACCGTCAAAAATTGAATGCTTCCACAAATAGCAATTGATAGTCAGAAAGAGAAAACCCCCGCACAGTCTACCTGTAGCGAGGGTTTTTAAATAATCACTGATAGTCAGCAATTAGCCGTTCATCATTCCCACTCAATGGTAGCCGGTGGCTTACCGCTGATGTCATAAACCACACGGGAAATGCCGTTGACTTCGTTGATGATGCGGTTGGAGACGCGGCCGAGGAAATCGTACGGC